ATGTTTGTTTACTGCTAGCCTTGTTCATGGTTTTCCTAGTATTCACAGGAGTTTTAATTATGCTAGACGAGTTCAGAAACTTAGATGCTTACAAACGTAACCTTAAGCATTTGGTTAAAGAAACCACCCCGCTTGGTAATTCACAATATGAGGACAGCCTTAAAGCTGAGGCTACAGCACTACTGAGTAGTAATGCAAAACGGGTATCCAACGGTTTGGCTACTCATGCACAGGGTCTGAGAAACCATCGTAGTATCTGCATTGAGTATTTTACGTTCGGTGACTACAGGGAGCAGTTAATGAGTACCTTTGAGGCTCTCATTCAACAACACCACGAGGAGTAGTGTTAAACTATAAATAGAGCTTGGCTCAGGGGTAGTCGTATGACTGCCGCACTAAAACCACACTAAAACTGAGAGAGGGTGTGGTTTTATTGTTTTAAAGCGAATTATAACAGAGAGAGAGAGGGGGGAGATAGGCGTTGGATAGGTTCACACCCGTCCACGTCTGGTCTCCCCCCATTTTTTTGTGTCTATTACGGCTGGGCTAGGTTAAAAGAACACCTCCTACTCTTCTAGTCTATTGTCCACTTCATATCATTGTCACTGTAAACTTCACGCTGTATTCTTTTATACTCGTCGTCAGGTATATCGGGTAAGTCCTGAGTTCTAAGTCCTTGCTCCTTCAAGTACCGTAAACCCTTTCTAGTTGGGAAACCATTCACCTTCATCCAATTGTCAACCTTCTGAAACTCTACTCGTAAGGCTAAAGTGTAGTCTCTAAGAAGGTAGAACTGCGCCTCGTATCTAGCCTTATCCCGCTCTGTGGTAGCTTGTAGCATATTACGTCTCAGAGACTTCATTATATCCCTATTCTGGTATATAGTCCGTTTAATGTCATCTCTCGTACCACCCATGTTAAAGGCTACGTCTATGAAGTTCCCTTTTATACCAAAGAACTCAGTTAAGTCATTGGTGAACCGTACAGGTTGGTCTGTAGATGACTTCCTATTTCTCTCTACTCCCATGTAGCTAGGCGTTCCCTCTACAAACTCCTGTTTATAGGGGTCATAGTAGGCTTGTTGACCGAACACTCTAGCAGGGTTCCACTTATCTAGCCTATCCAGAGGGGGGAATATAGAAGCTAGTGCATACTTTGTCCAGATAGTAGTCTCAACACCTAGGAAGGTAGTTGCCTTACTTCCCCACTTGTCTATTTCATAACCTGTGTCAGGGTCAACACCTGTAGCTACTGCCTTCATTAGCTTCAACCATCCCCAACTCTCCTCGTCTAGAATTTGTTGAACTACATTGCTTCTCTTAGCGGCAGGGTTTTGTTCTAGTGGTGTTTGTTGTTGTTGCTGAATGCTCACACCCATTAGCTCACCCAACCTCTGTAAGTCGGACAATGCCCCCATCTGTTGCACGAGAGAAGCTGTGGGAAAGTAAAAGAATGTGTCCTTCTCAAGACCTGTACTCTCTTTGTCTAGCTTAAAGAACACAGGCTGTTGTCCCCAGATGTACTCAGGTACAGCCCCATTAGGGAAGTCTTCCTTCTGCATAGGGGCATTGAGTGCGGCGTATAACTGTAGGTAGTTCCCGAACCTGGTGGGGTTGTGTATTAGCTGACGAAACGTACCATTTATGTTTTTTACCCTGTAGTTAAAGAACGGTAAGACGTAACTAGCCGCATCACCTATAACCCCTAAGCTTGTTTCATCGTACCAGTAAAAGTACCTAGCCGAGTATTCTATAAACTCGTCCATAGAGTTTATGTTGAAGTTAGATAATGCCCCAGTGAGCATCATAGACTTGTCCTTAGAGAACACAGACTTAGCTAGGTTAAGCTTTGATAGGTTCTCGAACTGCACGTTCCCCCATCTAAACGGTGCGCCTATCCTACCATTAACCAGTTCATCTACATAGTCCATGCCTGTCTGGGATAGTCTATTTATTTTCTGGAACCATTCAGGGTACATATCCCACGTTTTCTTTAACTGTTTAGATGTCCGTATAAACTGTCTAACCATGTTATCGTTGGGTACATAAGCCTTACTAGAAGCTTCCGTTATAGCTTGAGTGTAGTCATTAATATACCCTACTTTAATTAGTTCTTTAAACAGACCCTTTTCTGTGAATGCCTCACCACCAATTTTATAGAGGGGCTTTGTGTCGTCTAGTACATCTATGAAGTGCTTACCTCCTACCGTTGCCCATGTCAGTCTTACTGTGTCCTCAACGTAGTGGAATATGTTTCCCCCAGCAGAGAATAGTTGGGTAGCATTGTTAATGTACTGTCTCCCTAAGAACTGAGAAGATGACAGCCACATGGTTGTATTAAACCGTTTCAGGAACTGTAACCCATGTCCTAAAACACCCAACAACTCTGGGGACTGGGATAACTTCATCTCAGCGGCGTACTGTTGAACTACTATTTTATGAACATAGGTGTCCTCTAAGGTATTGGTTAGAACGCTACCTACCCCGTCAAGGTGGTACCTAGTAACCATCTCAGGAGGGAATGCCTCTGATAGCCTAACAAAGTCCTGGTACTTACCGGGGTCTGCTCTGACTACAGAAGCTGGTATTCCCCAACCCCCATCTGTGGACGACTTAAGGAATGCCCATGTTACCTGAGCATCGGTAGCTAGAGTTTCTAACTGTTTCTTGTATAGGTTCATCCCTCTAGCGAAGTCGGTCTGCATTAAGTCATTAATAGACGAGTAGGGTAGCTTCATTCCAGATATGAGGTTCTTATAGAACTTATCTGTACTCAAAGGAAACTTAGATACTACCCCAGTCTGTACTAGGTGTTCTAACTGTGCATCAGTAAACACATTAACCACAGCTTCCTTCATAACAGAGTCACTGAATAAGTCGGACACCTCTTTTACCTTCTGTCCTGAAAGTTTAGTTAGTGCTTCATACACAGAACCTTCCTGATTCTTACCACGGTGACCCGTTCTAAGCATCCAGTCTAAGACAACTTCATCCTCTACAACAAACTCGTAGGACTCCCGACTTTTCTCTAATGCCCTCTGAATGGGTATAGCGTCGTCACCTCCTAAGTTTACGCTAGTTAGTTTCTCGTCTTCCCAGTTCCATGTCATACGACGACGGAAGTCTTTTGAGAGTTGATAGGGAACATAACCTTTACCAGACGCTGATAAGTCGTCTATGTTTAACCCTAAGTCATTGGCTATAAGCAGGACTTCATGGTAAACCTTTGGAACCTCACTCACTATATCTACAAAGCTTTCTACATCCGCATCAGAAAAGCCTAATTCTTCTGATAGGTATTTATATAGTCTCTGTTGTTCTGACTTAAGGTAAATAAACCCGTTGGCAGTAACACTATCGTAGTCACTTATAAACGGTTGCCAGCCTATTTGTGCCGCCCATACTTTAGCTAGACCTAGTTCCCCATCAGTAAGTCCATACGTCTTCTTAAATGGTTTAACTAAGTTATCTACAGTCTGCAACCTTAACTCAGCTTCTATGGACGCTAGTGCTTCATCGAGTCTGCCACGCCCCCTCCGCTTAACGTCTAGGAAAAACTTATAAGAGGCACTTCTCTTACTAGGAGCAGGAGTGACGTTAATTTGTCCTAGTAAGTCCTGTGTCTTCTGCATTCTTTTATACAGAATTTCTGTGGCAGTGTCTGCCTGTAAGTCAGTCCCAGACACTATCCCTCTTTGCAGGCTCATCACTCCCTGTAACTCCTTAACCCGCTTCTGCATATCGGTCATACCATCAGCATCATTTTCAAATGCTCGTTTAAGGGAGTTCTCGAACGCCTCCCCCTCTAGGTCTGGAATGTAACAGTGTAGTTTGTTCATCATAAGCAGGGGTCATCTAACTCCGGTACTGCGAACTTCTTAGCTTGCTTGTTGGCACTACGGACATCATCTAGGTCAATATCATCCCAGTCTTTCAGGAGGTTATCTACCATTTTGTCTGTCTTTGTTCCTTTCACTTTAGGACTGACAGGGGCTGTCGTTGGGCGGGAGGTGTACTTACTAACCGAGTATTGGTCAGCATAGTCATCCCAGCCTTTGTAGGCTTTTAGTTCCCCTGTACTAGGAACCCATTCAGTGGCAGGGTTTCCGTTGTAGTCTCCTAATGGTTTCTTCCCTTCTTTAAGTCTCTTGAATGACTCTAGGTTCCAGTGTGTATTCTCTAACATCTCTGAAGGTACAGATGCACCATCGGGTGTCTTAGCGTCAGCGTATTTAATAAGAAACTCATCTTGTCTGTCTTGAAACAATTTACGGGAACCCAGGTCAACAAACTCACCTTTATAACCAGCTACACCACCATTACCCTTAGAAGTCTTCTTAGTAGCTACCTCCTTGTTTATAATGTACTTCTCGTTGGTGTACTGTTTAGCGTAGTCAGCCCAGTCATAGTAGTCAGTAAGCTCACCTGTACTAGGAACCCATTCAGGGAAAGGCTTGTGGTCAAAGACTGGGTTCTTACCGTCTAGAATGTTCTGGAAGTTTCTTTGGTTTTCAAAGGTGTTCTCGACAAAGTTTAAGTCTTGCCCAGTTTCACCAGCGTCCACTGTGAACCTATCCATAGCGTCTTCTGTTCTACCGTATTTCAGGTTAAACTCAGTTTTGTCACCGAATTTATAAACACCAGCCTGACCTGCCGCTTGCCAGTCTTTAATGTCCGATTTCTGTGTGCTTGCTTTTACTTTAAAGGAAGGCACACCCTCTGATGTTGTACCAAGTTTTAAAGCGGCTTCATCAAGGTCATCTTGAACCATTTGACTTACCTCAGTAACTAGGTTTTCATAGTTCTCACTTATTTTACCTGCATTGTCTAGTATTTTAACTAGAGCCTCAGCCTCCTGTTTTGTTGCCTCTCTAATTTTATCTGCCTCTGCTCTAATTCTATCTCCTAGTGGTATTCTCTTTCCTTCTAGTGGTACTCCAATAGGCTCTACCACTACCTCTACAGGTACAGCTTCGGGTTCTGGTTTTAATGTCTCAGACAGGTCAGCTTGTACTGATGCTCCTAAAGACTTACCACTAGAAACAGTAGCATCGGGTAGTGTACTAGATAAGTCATCTGTGTAACCGTACTTCTTAACGTAGGCTTCTGCAACCTTACCATACATCTCAGCATCTACCTTAATACCTCTAGCTTGTGTACCCTCTAAGTCAGAAATTATATCTCTTAGTTTTCTAGGCTTAGTAGGTGGTACCTCTACAGTCTTACCTTGTTTGGCTAACTCCAATGCTCTCTGGAAGTCCTTATTATCAGGCTCTAACCGTGTAGCTACCGTGAGTAAGTCAACTAAGTTACTCTGCTCTGCTACTTGGTTAGTTTCTAAGGTACTAATTAATTTACCAAACCTGGGTAGTACATCATTAGATATTGGCTTATCTGAGACTGCCGGCGGGTTTTTCCCCCGTTTAGCTTTAGGTACACTGTAGTCCTTAGCTTCGCTAGTCTTTCTAGCCCGCCACCGGCGAACCCGTGCTGACTCAACTAAGTCATTCCGTACTATAGAGCGCACAGCTTCTACGGTATCACCAGTAGCTTCTAGCTGTCTAACCGTTTCTTTTTGCTCCTTTCTAACTATAGTCTCAAGGTTATCCTTTTTAACTATATATTCCTCAAGCATTTCCTTTTGTCTGTTTAACTCTACAGCCAAGTTTTCTGCCGCCTCTCTAGTAGCCTGCTCTGCATAGTCTAGGTTAGACTGCATTGCGTTGTGGATGTTTGAGTTAGACGGTTCAGTTTGTCTTGTAAGCTTATCCAGCCAGCCTCGTGCTTCATACTGTTTGATGTACGGAGGGGCTGGTAGTTTTTGTGGGACATTGGAGGTGGTTAAAAGTTTTGGGTTATACACAACCAGAACTGGGTTGTCCCCATTCTTTAGAAGACCAGCTTGAACGTCACGTTCTTTAAACCCTTCCAAGATAATTTGCTGAAATTCTCTTATCTGCTTCTCAGACGCAGGCGTACCCGCTACGTTATACACGCTGTCCCGTACAGAGTCCCATGCCTGTCTAAGCTTAACGTTTGTAGTGGACTGTCTGAAAGCATCATCAGCTACGTTTTTCCCAAAGATACTCACCGTTGTCTGATAGAACAGTTCATCTATGTCCTTGGGCATGGGAGCATCAAGGTCAAACAAACGAGTAACCCTTGAGGTATCTACTGTGTATCTAACCGGAACAGTATCCACACTCTCAGGTCTAGGTGGACGGTTAATTTGAGGTAATGCTAGTGCCGCTTGGTCTGCTACATTTTCGTTTTTAGTTAAGTACACACCTAACCCATACTCAGACGGTGTAGCCCCTTTAAGAATATCCATGTCTGGAATAGGTACACTAGAGGATGTACCATGGTACCACAAAGTCATCTCTGAGTTTTGTTTTGTGAACTCAGTTGGAGGTAGCTTACCAATTAACCAGTCGTCCATTGAATTAGTAGCCTTTGCTGGGTTAAAACCAGTCCCAGCTAAGTCAGCGTACTGGTCTGCCTCAGACACTTTGAAGCCCATTTCAGGGACATCCTGTCCACTGTACACCTCAAAGGTTCCTAAAGCTTCTTCTACGTTCTGTCTTCCTACAGGTTTGATGGTAGGTGCTGTATCTTCTAATTGGTTTCGGACTACCTTTATCTCATCAACTTCTTGAATTAACTGTTCAATTACAACACGCTGAGAGGTTAAAGCTCTCTCGGTATTAACCACATCATTCCCTACAATTTTAGCTGTGGTAGATAGGCTCTCTTGTGTACTAGGTAATTCATTCTCTAGAAGTCTTGTTGTGTAAGCAGACTCAGCCGGCTCTGCTGCGTGGCTTAGTAGTGTCTCATTACGCTTTCTGTAGAGTTCTAGTAGTTTTTCAAGCTTGCCCTCACCTGGAGACACATTGTACTGTTTACTTAGGTCATCTAGTTCTCGACGTAGGTTAACTAGGACATCAACAGTAGGTAGTCCTTCTTTAATAAGAGTTTTACTGGTGTTGTTTAGAACAATTTCTCTTACAGTACCATCCTCTAAAGTAACATAGGACGCTCTGGGGTAGTCAGGGTGAATAGTTGTCTGACCATCAAACAGCCTACCCTGTTGTCTAGCTAGTTCAGCTAACTCTCCCTCACTCAGGGTTCTTTTAAACTCTGGTTCTACAATACCCTGTCGTCTAGCTAATTCAGTCCCCTCAACGTCACTAAGAGGTCTTCTTACTAGGTTCTCAGCAGATGGGGGTACTTCTACTTTTGGTGTAGTTACACCCTCAACCACGGTATCAGACACACGACGACCAGAAGGGATGTCTTTAACTTTAACTATTTGACCATCTCCTACTTCTATTTTTGGTAGTCCTGGTTCTGGTGTGTTTAAGTCAGGTAATGCTGGGACAGCGGCATTATCCGGTGGTGTTTCTTCTAGTATTGGTTTAGTGTTTACTCTAACTACTACAGGGTTTCCGGTAGTAAGGTCAACGTTTGGGGTAGGAACTTCAATAGAGTTACCGGACACCACGCTGGTATAGGGTACAGCTTCATCTCCACCTTGACGGACACCAGGTACATTTAAGTTTGGAATGGTAGCTTCGAGGTCATCTAACTGTCTTCTTAGATTGGTCACATCCCCAACTTTACTTGGAAGCTTCAACAGCCCACCTACTCCTAGGTCAGCTACACCCCCAGTAATTACCTCACCTACCATAGCGGGTATAGTCTGGAGAGCTATATGGATGTTTTTACTAAAAGCCCCACTCTCAGGCTGTCCGAACGTCTTAGCTATGTTCTCTGGTAAGTCCCAATAAGGGTTTCCGGTTCTGTTCCCTGCTACCTGTCCTGCCGGTTCCTGTAAGGCTATGTACCGTTCTTCTGACCAACGGTTAGAAACACCCCAGTCACGCCCAGCTAATGCCCCAAGAGTTCTAGTCCGGTTATCCCATGACTTACTTTTATCCCCACCTAAAGCGTCTGCTGTGTCGTAAACCAGACCCATTAATATATTCTCAGGGAGGTTAAGCAGGTAGATAAGAGGGGACAACAGGGGGTTCTTACCTGCGTCTCCATAGTAACCTCTAGAGGGGTCAAACACAGTACCATACTGTTCTAGGGTTAGTTGACCTGTAGGAGTTTCAGCAACAGTATTATTCGTTAGTTGGTCTAGCCCTCCGCTCTCTCTCCACTTCTGCCAACCCTCCTGTTCCCAAGCCTCACGTCTTTTTTGTCCTTCTGGAGTCTTGTCTATTGGTAAGGGATGGAAAGCAGGGTTAGAAACTATCCATCCAAGGACACCCTGGGCTAGACCGGGAATTTGGTCAAAGCCAGCACCACCTATTCTGTTGCGTCTGTCTTGGTCTATTAGACTTCTAGAGTATTCGCCCACTTGCTGTAACCAGCCTAGTAACCCCGTAGCTGTGTTCTGTTCTCTCTTGGGGTCTAGCCTATCTTGTAGGTTTGTACCCATAATAGACGTTAGACCTGTACCGGCTAAGGCATTGTCTATAGCCGACGTTTTAAATATTCTCTCTCCACCTCCAGGAGTTACCGAGAAGTCTTGTAAGCCTCCTCTATTCTGTCTTACTATGTGTTCATTAGCCTTTCTCAGGGCTTCTACACGAGACGTAATAGTGTTTCTGCTCGTAACAGGGACATTGGCGAACTGGACTTGAGGAACTTGAATAGACTGTAGAGCCTCTACCATCTCCTCTGGTTGCGCCCGACGTTGTGTCTCAGCACTCTGTTGGTAGATAGGCTCTAGTGTTGGGGCTGTAAGAATATCCCCAAAGTTAGCGTCTGGTTGTCTCGGCTCCTCTACCTGAAACCCTCCGTCAGAAGGGAACACAGAAGGAAGAGCCTGTTGCTCCTGTAGAGTTGGGGGTGCCTCCTGTAAACTTGGGGATACAGGTTGCTCCTGTGGAACTGAGGGTTCTGGTTGCTCCTGTAAACTTGGGGATACAGGTTGTTCTACTACAGGTGCTGCCGCTTCCTCCGGTACAGGAGGAGCAGTAGGCTGTTGTTGTTCTACTACAGGTGCAGTAGGTACAGGAAGAGCAGGTTCAGGGGAAGGATAGCCAGCATTACCGATGGTAGGAATGCGTCGTCTTCTAGCCTGCTCTACAAGACTTTCAGATGTGTTCGGTTTAAGAATATCACCCATAATGTACCACAAATGTTCCTTTCTGTTTCATAGCTTGACAAGTGGGACAACCACCACGAGACTCCTTGTGTAAGGCTCTACCTGTATTTTGTCTCATGAAGTGTCCGTACTGCCTACCAGCAGCCTGCCCCAACTGGTTTAAATACTGACTTGCTGTCGTCCCGTTAAGTCCATCTCGTGTAGATGCCCTACGTTGGTTATTCATTCTTAGACCGGGACTTCCTCTCCAGATAGAAAACAGAAGGTCTTCCATTGTCTTAATAGGTTTCCCCGCCTCTCTCTGCATAGCTAGTAAGTAGGGTCTTACTACTAACCTAACTTGTTGCCCTAGAGATAGTTTTCCTATCTGTTCAGTAGTCATGTTAGCATAAGCTCTGGCATTTGTAGGACTTATTTGAATTAACCCATAGTAACCCCATTGGTTTGCTCTCCTAGTGTGCGTCCAGTTTCCTGTCTCTACCTGCATTACGTCAGCTAAGAACACAGCGGGTATCCCTAATTCATCAGCTAAATTAGCCAACTCTTTCCGGAACTCAGGGTCATCTTTAAGAATTTTATAACCATAGTCCTCATCGGGGTTATTTTTACCAGCACCGTAGTCCGCTGAGTTGGTACTAAGAAACCCGTTTGTACTAACTACACTAGGCTTGTATCCACTAGCTGTAGTAGCTACTTCGGACTGTGTAGCTTCTCTAACTGTGTTTGTTCTCAAGTCTAAAATTCTACCGTTTGATAGTAAGTAGGTGTCTTTGGTTAGCTTGAATATATTGTTAGATGACTGTCCTTGTCTGTTTCTGTTATTTGGGGGGTAGTAAGCACCAGTCTTTGTTTGTAGGTACTGTTGGGTAGGTGTAGTATTAGTGGATAAAATACCATTCTGGTACACAGGGTTAGAACCCCATGTAACCATAGATAGATTACCAGAAGTTCCTAGTAAGTTCTCAGCGAACTCAATATGAATTACAGGCTCCCCACCTCCGGGAAGTATGTATTTAGTAACAATCCCTCTCTGTTTAGCTGCCTCTAGTTCTCTAATAAAAGCTTGTCGGTCTTTAACAGAAGCTGGGGACACATCTAAAGCCCTACCAGATAGGTGAGCAGACACACTGTTAAAGCCAACTTCTTTTAGTTTAGCTACTGCTGCCTGTCTAGCTTGTGCGTCTGACATACCAGACTTTCTAGCATTAGAGTAGGCTAGAAGAACAGCATCACCACCAGCCCCGTAAAGGTTTAGCTGAGACTGTAATCCCATACTGTTCATGTTAGCTACCATAGCGTTGACTTGCGCTTCTGGTGTTCTATGTGTACTCGTAACTGAAACCCCCCTGTTACCAGAGTTACTCAATATAGTGTCGAACTCTTGTTCTATCTTGTCAGACATTGGGTTTTTATTGGGAGCGTAGGCTAGACCAATAGGTTTGTAGTTATCTAGCCTGCTCTCGTTAGAGTTTACAGAACCAAGAGGAGAGTTAGCTGTAACACTGTCTCCTACTTTTCTGTACTGTTCTGTAATGCCTATGTACCCTTCATAAACCCCATTGTGTGTTTTTACTATGGTTACAGGCTTTCCGTTCTGTGTCCCGATGTAAACTACCTTTCCGTCAGACAGAGCATGAACATTCTGTTTACCAGTAACGTCGAACGTCACAGCATTAGGTATCCCAAAGGAAGTGTCTGGGGTAGAGGCTATCTGATGGTTACTACCTTTAAAGGGGGTTACAATACCGTTTCGTCTTTCATATTCTCCGTTAGATAAAGGGTAGTTACGAGTAGGAGTGTCGGTCGTACTACCCCCCGAAGGGTTTCTTGGTTCCTCCGCAGGTCTAACTGTTTGGAACTGTTTAAGGAAGTGCTTGTAGGAGTTCACTAATTGTGCGGACTGCCTATTAAACTCTCTTTGAAAATAAGTATTAAGCCTATTCCCAATTACCTCCTGTCCTTCTCTAGGAGTTGTTAGCGTGTTTTTGTAACTCTGCTGCATTTGTTTCAGAGCTTCATCGGGGTCAACCCCTTGAGCCAATGTCCTCTCTAACTGGTTTAGGTGAGAGTCAACTTTGGCAAGCCCTTCCTGAGCCTCACTTACCTGTAGTTCACTAGGTAAAGCTCTTGTTCTCACAGACATAGGTACTTCATTACCTCTGTCATCGAACCTACCTGTTCTAGCTCGTCTAGAGGCGTTGTTTACTGCTCGGTTTCTGATACTTTGAGCATCTCTAGGCTCGGTAATGGTTACTCCCGGTGTTCTGTTTGGATTCGTGTTTAGTCTTCCTACACCATCTTGGTCAGCCTTAGCTTGAACACCAGCCGCCCGTACCTGCAACTCCTCTAGGTACTTCTTATTTGCTGGGTTAGTTACATCTAACCCGAAACTCATCCACTTACTCTGTAATTCTACCTGTTGAGACTTTAGAGCATCCATCTGCTTAAGGATACTCTCTCTCTCTTCTTTTAAGGCTGTAGGTGACGGAGAACCTGATACATCTACGAAACCACCACCAGTCCCTAACTCAGGATTAGGGGGAACTAATGTTCTACGCTGTCCTAGAGTTTCAGGCTCTACCTTTGGAGTTAAGGCGAATGCTCTCTGTTCTAATGCTAGAAGTTGCTTTCCGAGGTCTGTGTAGCTCTGTCTATCCGCAGCAAAGCTATCAGCTAACTCAGGGATGTTCTGTAAGTGGACTGGGTACTGGTTTCTATTATTTTTAATATGAGCCACATAGGCTAGAGTACCGGGGTCACGGTTCATGTAGGAGAACAAGACAGACCCTGTAGAAGCACCTATAGCGGACTTACCCATAATTGAGTCTGGGTCAATAGGGCTATCGTTGGAATTAAGCAGTGCTTCTAGGTTTTTAGCTTGCTCTAGCTGTGTTATCTGCCGCTCCGTAATTTTAGAGGGGGTAACTTCAAGTCTATCAACGTAGGAAGGAATACCTAAACCTATCCCCTTCTGTTCAATTAGAGTAGCTACTTCTGCCTGAGTAAACGGTTGTCCAGTATTGGGGTTAACTACTTGTTGTTGTTGAGCTAACCACATCCCTTGGGCGTACTCAGATAGTTCCTTGTACTTACCGGCTGTACTAAAGCTAGACGCACGTGACCCGTACATCTTCTCTAGTCTGGTGGCTAAGTCAGCATAGATGGGGTTAACCACCTTCATCATGTAGGTAGCGTCCATAGGTTTCCCCGTACGCTCTTCTACAGACTTTTTCCAGGCAGCTACTCCTTCTTCTAGTTTGGCTACAGCGGCATTAGGGTCAACTCCATTCTCAATATCTGCAAATGCAGCGGCACCGTAGTTAATACGGATGTACGCTATGTCAGTGTCAACTTGCTGGGCTTCATACTCTTTTTGTTGCTGAACAGCCTGAGTTGTTTGGTTCTGTTGAATGTCCCCAAAGTGACTCCTGTAGTATGTTCTAACCTGTACCTGGTCTTCTGGGGTTAGACCTTTAAACACATCTGACTGGAACAGGGCTTCTAGTTGAGTTTGTGCTTTATTCACGCCCTCAGTGTACCCGTAGTCTCTAATAAAGCCTTGTGTTTGGGTCACCATCTGGTCAATGGTTCCAATTAGTGCTGCCTTAGTAGCCTCAGACTGTTGTTTAGCTGCCTCTATCTCAGCTTTTTGTTGTGCTGCTGCCTGTCTAGCTTCTGCATCTTGTTGACTTGCTGCATACGCTCGTTCGGCTTGTGTAGCTTTAAGGTCTAGTTCCTTACCTACAAGGTCAGCTTCCTGAAAACTACTATAAGCCTCTAGTAATGTTTTACTAATATCGGCTAATGCAGACCCTATACCACCAGACGCACCATTCTTCTCAGCCTCCAATTGGGCTTTTTTCATTCTGTAGTTATAGTCTGCTGAACGAGCCTCGTCGTTGGCTTGTATAGTCTGCATTACATTGGCGTACCCAGTCATTACATTAGACTGAATACTCTCTAGGTGCTTACCGACGTTTTGACTTAGAGAAGCTGGGTCTGGGAGAGACACCGTATGCAACTGTTTCTCCGGGTCTAGTAAGCTACCTATATTTCTACTACTCGCCATGCTGTTTTATCTCCTACTGTGCTGTTTACCAACTACCTGATGTGCCTGAGTTCCAAGTACCGGAAGATGTACCGGAGACACCAGAACTTCCTAAATTACTCATTCTATTTAAGTAGTTGTTTTGGGACTGGTAGCCTCGGTTTCTACTAAAGAGACCTGCCAGACTGCCGAATAGACTATTAAAGCCAGCACCCCAATTAGTACCACCACCCGTACCACTAGATAGCATTCCAGTTTGAATGCCTGACAGAGCCTGGGATAGGGCAGCCCTCTGTTGAGCTAGGTACGATGCTTGTTGTAAGTCAGTAGCGGACATTGTACTTAGTCTATTCTGCTCTGCTGCGTACTTACCCAACTCATAGTTCTTTTGAGTTAACTGACTTCCATAGTTCACATCTGACTGTGCCTGTAGGTACTCAGCATAGGCTTGTTGGTTAGCGGAGTTAAGCGCATCGTAGTCTTGCTGTCTCATAATGTTAGAGTAGCCTGCGTCTGCATTGTACGCACCGGTGGCTACGTCCATATTGTACTGGTCAGCTGTATTTTGAAGGTCATACATAGACCGACCTGTTCTGTTAGCTAGGTCATACTGACTTTGTGCATTTTCATTAGCTAAGTTATACATAGAAGCGTCTAAGTTACTACCTAAGTTGTACATAGAAGCATCTAAGTTTCTGCTTAAGTTGTACGCAGAAGTGTCCCGTGTACTTTCTAAGTTATAGTTAGATGTGTCGTACGCATTCTCTAAGTTGTACATGGACAGACCGTAGTCTCGACTTATTTGGTTTCTGGTGTTTACAAAGTCAACGTTCTGTAGTTTGGAGATGGAGTTATTAATGCCTCCTTGAACAAATGGAACGGTTAAATATGAGAAACTCTCAGCTAAAGATGTAAGCTTCTGTTCAGCAGACAGTTGTGACAGAGCTACAGCCCGACTAACCTCATCTAGCTTACTATCAGAGAGTATAGCTTGTCTCTTTGTAATTAGACCAGCTTTAGATGCTCTAACAGAAGCTAACGCTGAACCGGTAGAGGCATCTATTAGACCACGAGACACAGCATTCTGAATAGATGCTTGTTGGTTAGCTTCCTGTATTTCGTTAATTTTCTGGTCATTTAAAGCACTAATACTATCTGAACTAGAACTACCTCCCATTATCATCCGTTTAGAAGCCTCAGATAAGGCTTGCTCACTAGATTCACTCAAGGAGTTTAAGTCACTACTCAGAGACATGAGAGTTTGTGCAACTTGAGCAGACCCTGACTGTTGTGCATCTAGACCACTCTGAGTTAGTTGTGTCTCTGCTTGGTCTAGTTCCCCAGACTGTCTTTCAAGTTCTACAAGTTTCTGTGTCCTGCCTAACTGAGAGTTTCCAGAAGCCGCAGTCATACCTAATGCTCTGCTCTGTTCCCCCATGTCAAACTGTTGTTTACCGACAGCTTGGTTAAACTGTGACTCCTGTAGGGTCTGGTTGTATGCCGCTTCACCTTGTTGTCTGGTGAACTCTCTCTCTTTCTCAGCATTATCTAAACCTAACGCTCTCCCCTGTACGGAGGTACTTAAATTTAAGGCTCTCTGTTGTTGGGTAGTATTGTAGTCTAGTTCTTTTTGTTGCTGGTTAGCATTATACTGTAGGTCTCTTTGTTGTTGGTTAGCGTTGTACTCTAGTTCTCTTTGTTGGCTCCCGTAGTTAAGTCCTTGTGTTCTAGCCTGTTCCTCAGCAAGTAACTGAATAGACCTAGCGTCCATCCCTGTCTGCACCCCGTACATTTGGGATGTGTAAGCTTGTTCCTTCTGGTAGTCCTCGTACTGTCTTTGTACGTTATACAGGTACTCCTGGTTCTGTAGGGCTGCTTGGGTATTATTATAGTTGTAATTAGCTAAAAGCCCTTGTTGTTCTATCTGTACCTCTTGCTGCTGCCTCATTAGGTCTAACTGAGACAGTTCGGAGTCGAAATTAGCATTAGCGAAGTTCTTGGCTGTCTCCATCATCTGGAGAGTTAAAGCCTCCTTCTGCTTCTGTCTCTCCTCTAGGTAGGCTACTTGGTCAAGACTTACTTGCTGCATAGCGTTAGTATTATAGGAAGTACCCCCACTAAAGCTAGATGCAGTGGAGGCAACAGAGCCTAAAGCCCCGAATACTACTGGTAAAGCACCCATGACGTTTTATCTCCTAGTTCTCGTTGTAACCGAACGTTAGTCTTTGTGTGACTTAAAACAAACACAAAGACAGCATAAATTAACTCTAGCATTAGTTTTCTTCTGCTCCCTCATCCTTACGCTGATTGTCCTCAATATCTTCTCCCCTCTCATCCTTACGTAGGCTGTTCTCAATATAATTTAGTCTTCTGAGTAAATTCGTAAGTTCTTTCTCACATGGTTCGGATATATCCCCGTAAATAGGGATGTCCTTTACCTCTGTCTCACAGTCATCTGATAGGGATAGGCTGATACTACTCCTTTTCCGTCCTGCATCCTCTGATATGGGTATTCCTAGTGCTGTGGCTATAGCAAAGAGTACAGCAGTTATCAACGCTGTAACCCTTTTCAGTTTATCATCTTTACCATCTTCTGTCGTCATATTAGTACAAGTCCTGCCAGCTTCTGTGTTTACTACCTACCCTCCTAGATATTAACTGATACCCTATAAGCTCAAATTCGTGGTATCCGTAAGAAAACACACAAATTTGCGCTGAATGGTTAACACCAAGAAAAGGTAAGACTATCCTACTCGTTGTGTCTCTCCGTATTTTAGGTAAGGTTAGTGAACCATAGGTATCTACGTTAGTCGTATTGTCGTACACGAGGTACTGTGTAGTTGCGTGTGAACCATCAAAAATTAGTGACAGGTTAGCGTCATATGTGGTTTTGTACTTATCCACAATTGTAGAGGCTGCTTGGCTCGCAGCAGTGTTTAAGTCAGAAAGTATGAACTGGGAGTTGTCAGGGTTCCTAAAGTGTAGAATACAGTGGGAGTACCGTTTACTATGGTTATCCTGTCTAACCCCGGACATATACGCACGGGTTATTACTGCTGACCTTACCCATACAGGGAACCCAGAACCTAGTAAAACCTTTGAAGCAGCATTAATACCGGATATACCGGAGTTCCAGTCCACCCATACGTTGTCCACGTTAGCGTACACAGGGTAAAGAGAGGTTCTAGGGTCTATTGGTCTTGCCTCCTGAGTACCACCATTTAAAGTGGAAACAGAGTCAACTACATCGTAAATGTCTATTGTTCTTAGTACATTGGTAGAGTTCACTGTTCTAAGGTCATAATTATAGAACTGTTGGGAAGCATTATAGGGTAGAGCAGCAACAAAACTGGGTATTGGTGAAATAGACGAGTACGACGTTGCGCCGGTCTTACTTACCACAAAGTCTAACTTAGCGTACTTAGAGAACTCTACAAGTAAGTGTGTACTACCTGCTGTCCCTAGAAGTAAGTTAGTGCTGGTTATAAAGTCAACGAACACTCTTCCCGATGGGAGACATAACCCCATTGTAGAGAACCAGAAACCATTAGATGTAGCATACTCAGACCATGCCCGTAGTCTCATATCAAAAGTAAGTAGTCTCGTAGCTACGTTCGAGCCTTGAGTGCATATACCGACGTAAAGCACTTGGTCTTTATCAACGGTTATCCAATGGTTGCTTGTAGCTTCTAGGCTCATATCATTGAATATCCGTTTAACCTTACTAGATAAAGGGATAGGTGTGTATCTTCCCGTTGTATCTGTAGATGGAACTAGAAGGTATAAACCAGACTTAGATAGAAACACTATACCCGCTTCTGTGGTTGCTACGGTGTTCTGATTAAAACTCCCAATGTCCAGTAACTTTGAAGTTACGTAGCTTGTTGGAGTTACATACCCTGAGTTCTCCGTTGACGTTACTATATGGACGCTTCTATTTGTGAACACTAGAAGAGTATTTTCCGCAGGTAGTAAAGCTGTTATGTACTCTCCACTATCGGTGCTTATCTGTACCTGTAGAGGGTTGAACGCTAAGTTGGGGTCACTGTACCACGTTTGGAAATTACGGTTTGAAGCAAGCAAGTTACCTCCTACATCCCACTCATACTCATAACTTGAGTTAGAGAAGGCAAGTAAGTTAGGGTATTTAGAGAACCCCGATAAAACTATTCTGTTTTGGAAGTAAGATACTAGCCTTCCGAAGTCTCTAGTGGAGGTATCATCAGAGAATGTTGAAAACTCATAAAGACCACCTACAGGTACTTTAGACTTGTTTCTAAACCTAACTTTCCCGTGGTCAGTATAACCAGTTCCCCCAGTACCTGCATCATCTACTGTGTTCTCATCTCCAATGTAAGAGTGAGACACAAAAGAAATGTAGTTTGAGAGGGAACCATACCCAGATGGTAAGCCCAACGGATATGACCCTGTAAAAGCCCAATAGTTATAGTCCGTGGTGTTTGCCTTAGCTGGTGTGAACCACAAAGCATCTACAGAAGCAGCGTAACTTTTTGTACCTGTAAGCCAGCTGGTAGGGTTGGGTCTATCTGGTGTTTGGGGGAAGGTGTAGCCATCGGTGTAGCTGGTTAGTAATGCTAGGTTTACTTCCTCACTTGTGTAGGGGTTAAAAGTACACCTTACATCCCTGGAGTCCATTAGACCAGCGTTGTTGTGTAACCAATTTCGGTAGTGCCTGTGAAGATAGAAAGTATTAGACGACAGCGAAGACAAGTCTCTTGGAATAACATAGGTATCACCAACTGGGAACCATTTTTCCTCTATAGGGTCAGTAATAGTCTCTGTGTACACCTGGGTTTCGGATACTGCAAAGATGCACTCAGTAGCACCAACGCCAGTATCTGGAAATTGGCTAAAAGGGGCGAACCATTGTTGAGTGGCTTCGGTATCGTTAGTTCTTGATAAGGAGAAAGGACTGTACCTAAACGCCCCAGAAACCCCGGCGTTAAGTCGTCTATCCTCAGCAGCATTTCTACCCTGTTCTTCTGGAACCAGTATAGCGTAAGAATCAGGAGAGAGTAGGAGAGGTTGAGTTGCTTGACTTGCATCTATCATAATGCTCTCAGTCCACATTACCCAGCCGAACCGGAGAACGGTGTATGAGCCAGCAGGTAGATTACCATAAGCACCCGTTGACATGACAGACCTAAAACCACTAGAGAACGTAACTGTGTTCGTGGTTGTTGACTTAGTGTTCGCTCTATACACTACCCAGTTCTCTTCATCTGTAACGTAGTTAGGTATAAATAGGATGGTTTCTACATCTACAGTATTAGACCTACCCGCATCCAGTAGTAAAAAAGTGGGTATTTCAGCAAAGGGTTTGTCTTCTATAGCTACACTTGATGTAGGTGAAGACACAGTTATAGTTTTAGTATAGACTACACACTCAACTACTGTATTGTTTCCCGTAGCTATAAGCACTCTAGGTATAGCGGAAGGCACTACAGTAAAACTAGGTTTTAAAGTAGCATCTGCTGTCCATATGTCTTCAAAAACTAGACGTGGATATGTTAGGTTACTTCTACCCATCTTCTCATGGAAACACACAAGTTCACAAAGTAAGTCTCTACCAACCTTACCTACTATAATTGTGTGTCCATTAGCTATATTTAGGCTTACTAAACCATTACCTTTAGGGGCAGCAGCAGTATTACTATATAGAGACTCATCTCTAATTATAGTTCCGGGACGCTTAGTTAGAGTACCTGCTGGGCTTATCTGAATATTTAACATATCAGGGGAGTCTCCAGTAGGCATACCCATAGGGTTAGACTCTGTGTTTAGTCCCCCGATAACTGTAGTCACTAAGTCACCATTATCAGACTCACTAGCAGGGTTGACTAGACCATAATAGTCATTTGTGTTATTACCTGCGACCATAGTTAATACCTCTATTTCTAGTTCTGTTGTTCCGGTACATTGTGTACCCTGTGTCTCCTATTTGGTTGTTGTTTCTGCTTATATCTTTAAAGAGGTTAGTGTATCTCATCATTAGGCTCTGAAACATAGTGCTGTCCTGAATGTGAGACATGGATAGATTAGCTGCTGCTTTCAACTCTAAGAGGTCTGTAAAGAAGTCAGGAGTTGACCAGTTGGTACTATCAGCTGCCGGTAAAGACGGGAACACAAACACATCAAAGATAACTTTAGCTCTCTCACCAGCACTGGTAGGGTACGGGTTGACCTTAACTTTGTGGTAGTCATCTTTAGTCCAGACACTGGGACGGTTACTCGTGTCTGAGTAAGGGTACAGGTAGAAGCTATCAAACTCTTGTGGGGTCACGTAGTCTAGAGACACAGTGGGGTAGTCAAAGGCTGTTTCTGCTGTCCCGGTAGGAGATGTGTACCAGTAAACACCAAGTATTTGGTACACGCTAGACGACAGGGTAGCAGTACAGGTTGTCCATGTAGGACTTGTAGCCCGTTCCCGTAAGCATTCCCATTTGGCAGCCTGACAGACCTCAGATATAGCCTGGGTTATGCACTGCTTTGTTAGACTCCCTAAGATACCTGTGGTTGAACTGGTTATAGACCTTTCCCCAACTAGGTTTAGGACGTTGTTTATAGAGGTTAGTAAAGTTCTAGACATAGCTTACATTCCCGTACTGTGAACTTGAGAGACAATTACCAGCATAGAGGGATAGACCGACATCACCAATGTCCCTTAGCCACCAGATAGCCTCTTGGAATGAGTGGTTCGCACTGGTAAACCTTCCACTACCACCTATGACTATCCCACCAAGAGAACCGTTTACTGCGTAGGGTACTGCTGTAGATAGATGTGTGACCCCGTTAAACCTAACTCTGGTTGTGGCAGGACTACCGGCGGTAGCAGACCATCCAGTGACGTAACTTGTGTTTAGTGCTGGTGCAACCCCTGTAACAAAGTCAGTTTGAGCAGGAGTTTGTATTTCATGTACTTCTGGGTCATACCCCCGATTAGGGAAGTAAATACCAGAGAGTGAGCCTCCACCCCCATATACAGTTCGGAGTGCAGACGTAGGAGCTACTGCGCCAAAACACCCACTTATACAACAAATAGACATAGCTGTTGTTTCTGTTGGGATAACGGTCAGAGCATAAACCCCGTTAGTGACTAGAGGGGCTATGATAGGTCTGCCGTCTATTGTAGCCACCCAGTCTCGTGTAGAACCATTCCAAATTTTAAACTGTAGAGGGGCGTTGGGCTGCGCTAGATTGTTCCCGTTACCTGACTGGTCAAAAAAAGCCGCAACAAAACCATCATTTGTCGTACAATGTGCATCTAAAGCAGCCTTATCTATCCAGTTATTAGAGAAGCCAATTTGAGCCTCTACATTATCACCAGCCCTCCTAACACGTACACAGTTACCAGAGTAAGCACTTCTAAGTTTTCTTAGGGAGTATGCCCCAAATGCTCCAGTTAAACCCCCGGTGTCCAGAAGTAACTGGGATGCTGTGTTTTGAATTATACCAGGCTCACCAATTTTTCTCAAGGTTCTCATTGTTCCTCTTCTGGGTATGTAAACGAACCATCAAGGTTATCAATCTTATCTGTAAAAACCTTACCATCAGAGGCACTGTTTAAATCTGCATATAGGGTTTTTAAAGTTATTGAAGGGCTATCATCTACAACTCTAGCCAAGCCGGCATACACAGGGCTAACTTTGTTAAGTGCCTCTGTGTTTGCTTTACTGAGTTTGGTAATTGTTTTGTCCCAAATATCAGAATGGATAAAGGCTGTCTTTGTGTTCGGTGCATAAAATAGGAACTTAGTTTCTCTCTCCTCTCTCGGTACACCTGATACCCAATCCATGCACAGCATAGAAAGTTCTCGCATATCTGCAACCTCTGAGGTTACTTTCATCATAAACATAGGACACTCACCCCAAGTATCTAAACCACTGGTATTGTAAGACAGCCCCACTAACTAACCATACTTTAATGTCTAGTTCATTAAGGTCTATCCTTAATTCATAACTACTAGCGTAAAGCCTAAACCCAGTATCAGCATCGGGGTTACTTTCGTCTAGCGTGTAGAGGAGTATAGCCGAGCCAACGTTTTGAATAATTATCCCGTCAGCACCGGAAGGTCTGGTTAGTGTCTGAACAGAACCGGAAGTTGTGAGTTCTGAATGTGCGCCAATGGGATAAAGTCCATGCTGAAAATTACGTCTATTCATAGTAAGATGGAGAGGTGTTTATCCTCTCCGATAGGTTTACACTACGTTAATTTCTTGAACCCCTCGTAAACCGAACTCATGCACGACAATAGTGCTTGCTGCTGTGGCAAGAGTACCCGTGGTTACAACCAGTGTCTCACCCCCAGCTACGGGGAGAAGCTCTGAGTGGAAAGCACCACCAGCAGCTAACGGGGGGAGAGGAACACCAACGGTATCAGTAGCTTGCAGTGCGACACTAGACCGAGTTATAGTTCCCGTAGTTGAGAACATGGATACTAGAACAAAGCAGGTCTTAGCATTAAGAGTTACAGTAAAGGTGTCTGTACTGGTAGCAGCAGTATTACCTGAATTAACGATAAACGGTACAGCGGTAAAATTACTAGAACCTAGCTGCCCAATTCTAGGTCTGTTGTTTTTTTGTCTGTTTTCGGAACCTAATAGGTTCAGTTTAGTGACTGTGATAGCAGCCATGGTTTAATTCCCTCCTTTAGCTTGAATTTCTGCTTTTAGTTTAGTGAACTCATCTGTTATGTAAGTCTTAAGTTCTGCCTCAAGATTAGCTAGTCGCTTACTAAGTTCAACTTCATTAACCCCTACTTCTACACGAACAGATGTATTAGAAGTAGGAGTGTTACTTCTGCTTCGTTGTCCTTCTCGTAACTGGAATGACTTTGGCATTCTTTTACTCCTACGTATCTACCCTACACAGCACCAGTCTCGTCAGTGTTTATGATGACTGCGTGGTCTGGACGGAACACTTTAACGTCGTAAATTTGGGTTAGTACAACGTGGTGTTCTTGGTAGTCAACAGACCACTCGTAGTCAACGGAAGGAGTTTTCTGGATAGCCATCTTACACCAGTCTTTGTGGGCTAAGATAGCTGTGTGATAGCCCGCTGTTAAAGCAGAAGCTGTAACGCTACTACCAGAACGTAACTCAGGGTTCTGCGTGGGGAAGTAGGGTGCAGTGGACATACCAGGGGTGGGAGAAGCTAAACCATTCTCACCGTTGGTGTAACCAGTTGTACTGTTTAAACCAATGTTTGTGGACATCTTCATAGAGATACCCAGAGGAGAGAGAGGTTGCCCACTCTCAATAGAACCACCTTTAGTGAAGTCTTTGTTGGATAACAGGGGGTCACTAATTAAGGAAGTCCACTGTAGGGGAGACATCAGCAGAACGAGTTCATTAGTATTGATGTTATTCTGTAAAAGAATTTCGTAAGCAGATAGAATGTCTGAGAACGATAGAGGAACAGAAGAAGTTACAACGTTAGAACCACTATTAAACCCATTGATGGTTGCCCGTTCAGCTAAGACAGCATTGTCTAAGTCACGAGCTAAAGCATAACCGGCTTCACGAGTGTATTCGGCACGGAGGTTAACGTTAGCTTGAATTTCTAAGAGTTTATCAATAGCGAACGCAACGTCTTTGTACCGTCGAACTACCATAGACCAACGTTTTTCAGAGAGTGCCTGGTAGGTGACGGGGTTTCCGGGGGTCTTACTCTCCACAGCTAACCGACTGATAAAGGGCATATAAATCGTGTCCCCTTTATTACCAGCAAAGTTTATCATACTAACTAACTCTTTAGCTGCAAAGTTAGCGTCTCGGTAACGGATAACGTCTGTTGACCATACCTCTGGGATAAACACACCAGAAGTAGCATTAGTGAAGGGTGCGCCTTGAGGGGCTGAACCATATAAACCCATAATTGTCTCCTAAGAATTATCTAATGTCATTAACAACTTGCCCACGACGGAAGGCTTCCTCTAGTTGAGGCTGAATGCGAATATACTCGGCTTCCGAGAGCTTGACTACTTCACTCATTCGGTACTTAGCTGTAGCCCCCGAACGTGGCTTAACAGACCCTTGACGGATGTACTGAGGGTTCTGACGAACAGAGGCAGACTGGTTAGTAGCCTTATCTTTTGTAAGTAGGGCATATATAAGTCTAGCTCCCTCAACGTTGTCAAGTGCCTTTTTCTGAGGTGCTGGTAGTTTTTCCCAGTAACCTTTAACCTCTTGAAGGGTGGTTTGGTAGTCGTCACCCCACTCCTGTTTTAGAATATTTGTCTGCTGCTCTACTACATACTGGGCTTTAAACTGTTGTAGTTCTTGGAGAAGCCCGTAAACGTCGTGTAACCCTACACCCAGAAGTTGTTTAACCTCCTTATCTACATAAAGGAGACGTTCTCTAAGCTTCTTCTCGTCTTCGGGTTCCTCTTCTTCCTCTTCTTTTTTTGGTTCCTGTGCTGCCTCTGGGGGTGTTTCTTCTGCTGCTGGCTGCTGTCCTACGCCGAGTAAGCCTGCCAAAGCATCCACATCTACACCTAGTTTAGAGGCTATAGAGGCTAGTTCTTCCGAGGACACAGAGGATGAAGCCTCAGCGTCTGCATTGTCCTGTAAAGTTTGGGGGTCATCTACACCCATAGTGTAGCTACCGTTTAAGTACCCGTAGTCCACAGGTGCGTCTGCTGTCTGTTGTTGTAGGGTGTTATCCACCACGGACTCATTTTGGTTTTGCATATGTCTGTTGTGCTTTTAACTGTAGAAATTTCTGTAGCTCTTCTGGGTTGCTGGCTATAGCTTGGGCTACACGCTGTCCGGGTTTGCCTCCTGTAATTAAACCTTTATCCATTAGCTCATTCACCTCTGGACTAGCACCCATAGCACCCGGAGACATTTGTGGGGGCATAGGGGGCATTTGTGGAGGAGCCGACACAGGGACATCAGTAGGGAGAGGAGGGGCAGCAGCAGCAGGGGTGGCAGGTGCGGCTAAGAACTTGTGCCAATTATCTCTCCGCATAAACTTAGAGGTTAGATGTTCCGCTACTGCGTCCCAATTAACTCTACTGGACAGTTGCTCATTTTGAGACATAACGGACACGAAGTCCACAGCATTCTTAACGTCGTACTCTTTATCGGCTACATGAGAAGAACCAAGAGGGCAGACAGTGTAGCTATCCGCTAGTTCCTCTTGTCCGACTAACCAGAAGTCATAAACTATACTGGCTTTTCTAGAAGGGACACGAACTACCTCTTCATTCTCTTGGAACTGTTGAAGATGAGCGTACATCTTATTTAAAAACTTGTAGAGGGCTGTACTCTCAATATGCCCGTGAATACGGTTAAGTCTATTACCGCCAGCACTACGTTGAGCTTTAACCTCCTCTGCTGTAACCCGTTCTCCGTCACGTCCAGAGTTCACGCCTAAGTAAGCACCTACTCCAGTAGTCTTTTCTATCCTCTCGTCTAGTATCTGTTCATCCCTTACCGAGATGTTATTGGTTCTCTCAATAGGAATAGGACGGATATTGTCGGGTGTTTCTACACGGATGAGCTTACCGGGTTCACTGTACAAGTTTTCAAAGTCTATAACCCCATCGTCAACGACAGCGTACATAGGGTTAACCGTTAACTCGTCACAGTCTAGTCTATGGTTCTGTACCTCAAACATTTGATGAAGTTGACCAATGACGGGTTGTAGTAAGGACACACCATAGGGTGAGCCTTGTGTATTAACATAGGTTCCGACTATAAAAGGTTTACCATCCCAGAATGGGTTAGTTTCTATATTTAGAAGCTTGGTTCCCATAATGGTACAAACTACGTCTAGGTACACAATGTCATCTAAGTAGATGTCTCCCCAGTATTCATATAGTTCTAATGACTGGTTAGCGTTGAAGGTAGTATCTGGAATTAGACCGACCATTTCATTAATGTCTTGTTTAAACACACGGGAGACTGAAAGGTCTGTACTTGTAGCTCCTTTAACGTCCTCAACGTCTATTAAGGGGTACACACCTTCTTCTACTAACCTAATTACTTCTGCTTTAGTCTTGGTTATTCTGCGGATACAGGCACAGTCAACAGTACCAGAAAACCCACTAGAAGGGTCTAGGTAGAAGTCATAAAGGTCAATAACCTCTAAGTCAATACCGTCATAAATTACCTTCTCAATGGGTACGGTAGTAAAGGACTCCCTACCATCAGGCTGTCTTACTTTTACCTTTCTAAAGGTAGGTTTTACATCATACCTATACGGGAGAGCCATGACGGAAGTCCCTACTACACAAAGCTGACGGACAAACACATCCCACCAGTCCTCGAAGTTAGCTTGGTTTAGCTTCTTCTGAATAAGCTTTTTAACCCGTTCAAGTCTCATCAACCAGTTGTCGTCTTCACCTCCGCCGCCACCTGCATTAGGCATTTGTGGGATAAGGTCAAACCAGTCTTGAGCAGGGAATGTAGCCTGTTGAATATAGGAGTTCACCGTCTCTACAAGGTCAAAACCCTTGCCTGTGTGTATTTGGTGTCTCCAGGAGCCTTCATCAACAGACTGCCCTAAGTCTAGAGCCTGTCTTCTTAACCAAGAAGCTGACTGAGGAGTAGAGAAGTAGTGCGCCCACTCTGCTGTCCAGAGAGTCTCTACCTCTTGTCGTCTAGAAGACCAGTCCTGTAAAGTCTCGGTAACGTACCTAACGATGCACTCTTTCCGCTTTTCAACAGAGGTATTGTCTGTCTCCTCTATAAACTGTACTAAAAGGTCGTCCTTAGTCTGCTTTATCATCTTAATCCTCCGAACATTTTATTAACTGGTCTAGGGGGTGTCTTGTTTTCTGCTGACTGTCGCTTCACAGGTTTTCCTATCTCCCGTATCATCTCAATAACGTCCAGGGGGTCATCCTTCACGGTGTCTGATGGGAACAGGTTAAACATATCTATAAGTTCCTTCTGGCAACCCGTGTAGGCTGGTAGGTAAAGCCCCTTATTAAATATTAGGGGTTGTAAGCCTGCCTCTATCCTTTCCTTTTTAGACTTGTCTCTAGGGGGGTTATACTCTTTTACCATTACCTGGTGTCCCACCCTAATAGAAGCCTGTTTAATATAGGTAGAGAGGGCAAACGAGAAGGCTACTGACTCAAGGTACACAGACCAGCATTCCCACCTTTGGGCTAACTCTATGACTTGCGCCGCCCACTGCTCAGGCGACCATCTACCGAACTTAAGGTCAAATATGAGTAGTCTAGTCCAGTCAGGTGTTTCAACGATACCTCCTATACCTATAGCTGTGTAGTCACTGTTTTTATTAGCTTTACCAGCAGGGTCAATTACAAGTCTTGGGAATATACGGTGAGCCTCGTCTGTGTCTCCGAATTTGTACAACCAGTAGTTAGTATTTTTCTCTTTAAGTAGAGAACCAGGTCTAATAAACTGTACGCTGTCCCAAGTTAGAGTAATGTCCTCAGTGACTAAGACTTTATTCAGGTACTGAGCGTACCAGTGCCTATTAGACATACTTTTACGTCTTTTATTGGCTACATCATCATTCCAACGCTCTCCCCAGAGGTATCCGTCTGTGTTATCCTCACCGTTTTTATAAATGTTCTTTTCGTAGTATAACCAGCAAGAGTCGCCGGTTTTAACGTCGTCTTCTATCTCCTGATACCAGTCCCATCGGAAATAACGAGTCCCGTTAACCCCGACTTCATCTCCTACACGACACAGAAACTGTATTCTATCTTGGTACTGTTTAGCTTTACTGAGGGGTTTTAGTCTTTCATATAGTTCCTGGTCAAAGAACTCTGGGTCAACTACAGAGAATAAGTCATTTTTCCAAGTGTCTATTTTCTCCTTTTTAGCTGTGGTGTCGTAGTTGGTAAAGTCTATCATGTCGTCAATGTGAATAACGTCATAGTGGAACCCAGTAGAGGCAGACCCTGCACAACCGACACCAATAGTGGGGTCTTTAGATATAATGTCCCTTAATACCTGTATTTGGTTCTGGTTCCAGATAATTTTCTTATCTATAGCCTCTGTATTGTACGTACTTTCATCTTCGTCTGCCACGAACAGGGCATTACGAGACTGTTGACGTGCTGTAACCCCAGAAGCCTTCTCCATTAAAGGGATAAGACGAACACCAGGGTAGTGAGGTCTGTTATTCCAAATATTCTCTTGGTTCCACGGGTCAACTAGGTACTGTTGCATCTCCCGCATGATAGCCTGTCCTAGTTCCTTCCTACCCGTGCCTATAAATATTCTAATGTTTGGGTTGACGTATATTAAATGTAGATACTTGAGGATGCTTAAGGTAGTTTTTAAATGACCACGAGGGAAGATGGTACAAACCTGTTTACCTTCCCATCGTAGTTCTGAGAGTTCTTTGTGGCACTCACCGAATGCTTTAGAGCCACCATGAAAATTAATTAGGTCAGCAAATTTCCAGAGGTCTGTAATGCTCCCAATTAACTCCTGTTTAGTCGGTACTCGTCTTTCTTTAGTGACTCTAGGCATGGTTTTGTGTTGTTTCTCTAGTTTATACTTCGGCTGTGGTTAGTGCGGCAGTAGAGATAGCCCCAGCCCCTCCAGAGCTTTCCATGTAGAAGGGGAGGTTGAAAAATTCAGCAAACACAATAACCCGTGTAGCCTGTTCGGAGTCAGAGTCACTGGCGACTAGCTCGACACACTGAACAGTGGTATTCGCAGTGGGGGTAACGGTGAAGTTACCAGAACCGGAGCCGATAGCAGCACCGGTGTACGTTGTGTTACCACCACTCGCACGGGTAATGGTTCCGGTTTCAGATTCACCAGCAACCAGAGTTCCACCGATATTATAGATAGCTGTCCATCGAACGACACAAGAAGAACCTTCTGGGACATAGATAGCCTGACTACCCTTCTCATCTTTCAGGTAGAAGTCAACGTTAGGGGAGTTATCCACGGTACCAGCAGCGTAGAACAGGCGGCTCCAGTTGGTTTTAGTTGAGAACAGGGTATGGTCTTGTGACTGGAATGAAGAAAATTGGTCTGCGGGGTATTGAATAGGCATGGTTTTATTTAGGGTTTTGTTGGTTGTTTGAACTACTCAACAGTCCGGCTAGTTGTGCTAGAAGGCTGTTTACCTGCGTATTAATATCAGCACCAGAAACAGACATTAAAGGGGCATTGGTTACATTAGAAGGTACAGCAGACTGAGGAGCAAACACAGAGGGAGGTACAGCAGCCTGCGGGGTATAAACAGAAGGAGGTGCAGGGGGAGTACCACCTGGGGGTCTAGTAGGGTAAGCTACTGGAGTAGTAGGAGTGTACTGGAAATTAGTAGGGGGAGCCTGAGTGGGCATAGGAGCCGCCGGCATAGTTGTACGAGTAGGGAGTTCCTGCTTCACCCCTTGTTCTGCTGTCTTAGCTGGCTGTTGCTGCTGCTCTTTTTTCCAAGCCTGCTCCTGCTTATACCACTCATCGTACTGGTTGTAGTTAGCAGGGGATAGGTAAAAGGCTTTTGACCCAGAGTCAGCTTTCCACTGTTTTGTGTCTATGTCAGAGGAGTCACCACCTTGACCGGTAGGTACTTCACTCCACATATTTTTATCCCGGTATTCGGAATACCTCTTATACTGTTCCTGAGCCACAGGGTTTAACCTATTAAAGGTTTCTATCCAATTTGATGTCATAGTTTACACCTAAGAAACAGAACCAAAGAAGCTACCACTACTCATACCCGAAGTATTATTAGACAGCATTCTCCTACTAGAAGTTAGACGCTTTCTCTGTTCTGCCAACCTCATGTCAAGGTTCCTTTGGTCTTGTTCAGCTTTTTGTCTAGCCCCTTCCTCTATGAAGAAGCTTTGTAGCATTGAAGCTGACGAGTCAAGTTCTGCCGCTCGTAGTTCCGCAGCTTGCTTTTCTCTAGCCGCCTGCTCATCAGCAAGGACTTGGTTTGTTATGGTGTTTGCATTCTGAAAGCTGGTATTAAGGCTGTTAACCGTGTTCCCCGCACTAGCTAAACTAGACGCAGCAGCATCATTTAGCGTAGTTAAGTACCCTTGTACTTCTGTGTTACTGTTGTTAATTGACTGCCCTAGAGTCCCTGACTGGGATGGGGGGGTAGTAAAGAGTGAAGTAGTAGAGGAAGTAGCTACAGGAGCAGCAGACGACGTGGAGGGGTAATAAATAGAGGGGGTTGTGGTTAGAGAAGTAGAATTAGTAGGGGTAGCGGCAGTGGGGAGGACAGTAGCAGCAGTGGGAGCAGTAGTAGTTGTAGGAGCAGCAACGGGAGCAGTAGTAGTAGCTGGTGTGGTTGTTGTTGTTTCTGTCGCCGCTCTAGCAGCTGCTGCCTCATTATTCACTGCGCTCTGTGCAGCTAGTGCAGCTTCTTCTTCTTGTCGTTTCTTTTCCTCTGTAGATGCCCACTTCTGATAAGCAGAACGCATCCACTGGTTTTCCCAACTAGCTTCTGTGTCTAATGTACCGTCTGGGTTAAGTGGGTTCGAGGAAAAGATACTCCAAGCACTACCCCCTTCAAGCTTTTTAAGTGTCTCTGGGTCATACCCAAGCATCTGTCTGTACAGGTTAGAACTCTTTGTACTCATAGTTACTCCTGCCCTCCAGTTAGGAATTTCTGTAGGATACTAAAGTTAGCGTCAACTGGGGCATTCACAGGTCTGAATAAGGCATCTAGGTTACCTAACGACGCAGTGTTCCGATTACGACGTTCCTCGTTAAGGGTATCTATAGAGTCGAAGAATGATGTAAGGACTTTGGTATTATCCTTAAGCTGGTCTAGTTGTAGCCCACCTATCTCTGTCTGTTTTTTACCGATGCCTAGTGTAGCCTCTAGACCCTGGTTAGAAAGCTGAGTCTGCATTTCGTACAGTTGGTCTTCAAAGGCATCTGCTGACTTTTGAACGTTAAGCTTCTTTTTCTCTACGACAGCTTGTGACTTACTGGTATCTACGCTTCTAGCTCCCATTATTACTCTCCTTAGTTGTAACTCGTTTTGCTTGTCTTGCCTTCTCTAAACCTTCTACTCGTTTCCGTTCTCTCTCGGCTTTCGTTCTGTGACTGAGTAGCTTCTGTTTAACTACAGGGACACGAGCCTTGTACTCAGTAATGTCTTCTACAGTTAGACCATAGAAGTCTAGTGTCTCACACACACCGTGTAGGGCTGTGTCTTTCAGTCTTTCTTTAGTTGGTGTTCTCATAGGGTACAAAAAAAAAATAGAGAGACAGTGGCTGGGTGTTCTCGTTACACCACTTGCTGCTGCTGCTCTCTACTTTCACACACAATACACACGACACACACGACCACACGGAGGTCACACTTTTATAGTTACACACGCCTTCTTCACACGCTCTAAAACACACAACTAGGGTAGTACAGCTAGTACCGGGTAAGCGGACTGTAGTATTGATAGACGAACACTAGACACAGCAAGGGTTTAGGTAAAAAGAAGACCACTAAGCCCTACCGTGCTTAGTGCCTAGCTCATCTGTTCCGGTCTTTTATACAGCAGAACAGCCTCAGCGAGCTTATCCTTATAGGTGAAGTCTAGACACTAGACACAGTAAGGGTTAGTTACATTTTTGTACGAATTGTCTTAGGCTGTTGGTGCGTGCGCGAGTTCCCCCCCTTTGTACTAGGTACGTACTGTAGTAATTAGTATCAAAGTAGTACATCGGAACGTTCTCTATTAAACACTAGGTAGTACGTTTATACCATAGTACATACTAGAGTACAGGTACACTATCTCTATAGAACACAGGCTAGTCAAGGTTTGTGCACCTATATTTAAACACAGGCACATAGTAGTACATCGGAACTATCTCTATAACACGGGGAAAGAGGTAGTAGGGTACAAGTGTTTCTTTTTATAGGTACGAGTATCTTTTTATAGGAGAGTACACAGTGAAAGTCTTGCATTGTCTTGCATTGTCTTGGTTTCTATTGCTTTGTACTACTCGTAACTATGTGAGTACACACAGACACAGATAGTCAAGACATAACTGATAAGTAAATATTATATAGTTCAGCTAAAGGTATAAGTGTTTCTATATACACACAGACACAAAAAAAGAGTATAGAGCTTCCCTTTCCGCACATTCTATACTCTGTACTATAATTCACGAGAGGGTTTTTATACCCTTGAGTGAATGTATTGTAGCTTTACATCACTCCGAATGCTTTGGAGGCATTCTCCGTTAGTGGTTCTTTGGTTGCGTCTCGAAGGTTTTAAGACCTTCTTCGTCGCTTTATTCTAAAGACTACTTACACATAAGAGACGAGGTGTCCGATGAAAAAAAGGTACGGTAAACCGAGTAAACCGTACAATATATCTGTACTAGACAACGAGAGAATAAGGGTTTCAGCCTATAAGTCTTAATATTCTCTTTATATTCTGTGTGTCTATCCAAAAGAAAAGGACACTTTATAGAGTGTCCTGTTAGTTCTAGTGTTCTACTTAGTGAGTGTCTGGTTTAGCAGAAAGGAAGCATTTAGGGTATGTGAACCACCAGTCATAATGTCCATCTTCCCATTGGCGGCAGTCTATATAACCTGCACCGAACATGGCGTTCAGCACATCGAGTAAGTTAACCAGTCCGTGTCCATAAGCAAAGTCAATTAAGTTACTGTAGGTTATTTGGCGTTCCATGTATCCTTTCCATAAGTCTATAAGTTGTTTTGCGTTCACTTTGTCTTGACTGTAGTATGTGTGTGTAGTGGTAGCGTTCATGGTGTAACCTCTGTCTTTTTCTGTGTACCTCTTTATTATACACTATTTTTTCTGGTGTTGTGTTAGTACATCAGAACTATGAGGACAGTTGCTCAAGTGGCACAGTAGTTCTAATGTACCCTCTTGACATTCCTCCTAAATATATGCTAGAATAGAAATATTCCTTGAAAGAGATGAGAGTGTATGTGATGCACTGGTACAGGGATTGGTACAATTTCCTCACCTTCATAGGCTTATCGTGTGGGGGTAAGTAAAGTAGTACATCAGAACTACGAGGACAGTTAGGAAAGTGTCACACTACCCTCCCACAAAAAGTGAATACTTGTTATAGTGAAAGAGTGAGGGAAAGGAAAAGGGAACAGAGGAAAAAGAAGTACAAATGAACCCTTGACAAAACCCAAAACATTGGTTAGACTGAAAGAGTAGAGAAAAGAGGTAAAGAAAGAGAAGACGAGTTAGGGAAAGCATTAGGTAAGCTTAAAATTAGAATTAACCTACATGACGAGAACCAAAACAAAACCTCTCTCAACTTCACCACCAACTACTCTCTCCTAGAGGAAAAGAAATGCCAAAAGTCAACCCTCAAAAAATAGTACAAACGAACGCTTGACAAAACAGAAAAAGTTAGTTAGACTGAAAGAGTAGAGAAAAGACAGAGACACACACAAAAGACAACTGAATAACAAGCGGAAAGACGCTCCTGTAGAATGAGACCTATAAACAGTAGGATGGTCATAAGAGAGATAAATGTCTCAGCAAGCCGCTATACTAGACAGCTACTGACCAGACTCTCAGGTTTACTTTTCTTTTGTGTGTGTCTCTGTCTTTTCTCTAGTGTGTTCTTAACAATTTTGCAACGGAACACAACTAAGGAAACACACACACACAAACCATAGAGGTTATTATGAACTACAGTCCACAAGACTTACTGAAAAAGGCTGAGAAGTACAGAAACGATGTCACGGATAGCAGGTACGCTCACAATTGTCCTAAGCGTACTGGTTGGTTAACTCCTATATCCCAAGAGTTTATAGATAGTGAACGTGGTACAGAAACCGATGTAATTGAGTACATCGAGAACTACCTAGATGAATCACTGGTGTTTGTTTGCTGTACTGAGTACGGATGGTATATACAAGAGATGGTGTGGTCTGAGGAATCAAGACCAAATAAACCCTGTTACTCACTAGACAACGAGGACTGGTATAAAGACGGTGAGCTTATGCTAGAAAATCCGTTCGACTACTTCAACTAGATTGTACGGGTAAGCTTAAGGGCTTACCTGATAGAGTCTAGGCTCTACTAAACAACACACACACACTGAGGTTACTATGTCTAACAATAAAAACACAGCCGAATACTGGAACGATGGAACTACCCTACCTACTGTTCAACAAATTAAAGACATGGGTGGTTATACTCACGGTATCAAACACACTAAAGGATACCTAGTAAGCTTACCTAATTACGAGTACAAAGTACCGGCTTCTGAGTGTACCGATAAGCATTGGGCTAAACACTTCATTAAAGTCCGTGCTGAGTTATCTGTAAAAACCAATAAATACTTAGGGGCATGGTTTAAATCAGAGGATGACACCTTCTACTTTGACCTTAGCCAATGGGTTGAGACAAAAGATGAGGCTTTGGCACTCGGAAAAGAGCACAACCAATTAGCTGTCTATGAACTAGAGACAGGTAACTGTATCCGGTTGTAAGTTGATGAATTGTATCAGTCAGCAAGCTTATCCTGTGCTGACTGAATAGAGTTTATCATACTAACTCTACAGAAACACACCTATTAGGGAGAGATACACACTATGTTAGAATACAACGGTCAGATAGAAGACAACAGACGTAACTTTGAGCGTATCCTCAAAGACTCTGTGGTCACTGGTAACAAACACCGGGCAGAAAAGTTAGCAACTTGGGCTTATCAGTTAATGTACCATAATGCCGAACGGGTAAACCGTCGTGAGATATCAGTCTATGATGGTTGGCTAAACCACAAAGCTTACTGTAACGAGTGTACTGGCTACGGTATTAAAAGAGGGGAAGCCTTTGAACGAGAAGAATACCTAGCCCTTCTCATCAAAGCTTAGACAGACAGACAACACCACAAACTTATCAACAATAGGAGACACACACACACTATGTTTACTTCAACTAACCTAAGACTTTGGTATCCCAGAACCAATACCCGTTACGATGAACAGACTCTAGCTTATCATGGTGTTACGTTCTACCACGTTGACGATGACCCTAATGCTTACAGACAGCATGATGCCACCATTGAATATAAAGATGGTGATGGTAGCTGGCAGGTCTATGGGGATAACACACCAACGAGAAGCTTAAAGTCTCTAGACGAGTGTCTGCACTATGTCTTAGGTGGAACTTTCAGTAGTCGGAAAGACCATTGGTCTATAGTAGGGTAATTAAATTGTACCTGCTTACTTATCGGGTAGGCAGGCTAGAGTTTAAAACAACTCTAACACACACACACACAACAAAGGTAAACACAATGCCTAATACTTATAGTGTTGAGTCTAAAATTAAGCTTAGTAACTTACCAGTAAGCTTAGGACGTTGGGTAGAGATGAATGATGACCTTAACCACACCACAATTATTAAGGATGGTTGGTGTTACACTCTGTCTCCCCTGTTCCATGAACAAGATGCTAACCGTACTATCTACAATGGTGGGGAAGTAATTACCTTAACGTCAAGTAAACAAGGAAACCAACTAGAACCTGTTACCCATACCAAACAGGCTGACTGGTGTCCTTCGTTCATTGAGTTCTAACATACAACAACCAACGGGGAGATATAATGACATGAAAATTATTCGTCAGTCTTGGGATAGTGCAGAGATAGGAACTGTTGTAGTCCTCAGTGACTCTTGGGTAAAGCTTACCTATCTCGGAGACGTGTATATCTTAGCATCAAGCGTATCTTTGAGTGACTCTGAGGGTCGTACAAAGTTCCACCCTGATAACTGGAAGTACCACACAATAGGTCTCTGGTTAGTATCTGGTAAGGAGGTATAATGTCTTACAACAAAGAAGCTTATGAAGCTAGAAAGCTAAGTGACCCTGACTATCATCGTCGGCGTGTTTATAACTTGAGATACCCTGACGGTGACTTTGAAGCGTATAACTCAGCTTCTCACTGTGTAATTTGTGGTCGTCCGTTTGAACCTACAGGGAGACAACGTAAGGTTCAAGACCACTCACATAAGACTGGGAAAACACGAGGGGTTATTTGTCACAACTGTAACATGAGCCTAGCCTATGTAGATATGGTAGGTACAGCTACCTTAGTTAAATATTACGAGGAATATTCTTAGGAGGTGTTCCATGATGTACTACTTTAGAGACGAGTTTGGGTACAGACATTACAGTCGGTTCTACACTAACATAGTAAAGAAAGCCTTAGAGTTTAATGTCAATCCCCAAGACATTAAGTTTGCCGCTCATTGGGGTTATTGGCATTACTAAAGAGAGACTGTACCGGATAAGCTTAAAACTTATCCGAATAGAGTCTTTAATTTTTCTAGATGACTCTAGGTAGATAAACACAATGTTCTATGCTAAACTTCTCGATGGTTACTATTCAGGTAACCGAGTCGAGTACACTGGTATTTATGAAGCTAATGGTAGCTTCACAATATACGAGAACTCAACGGTTTTGTGTAACCTTGAGTCGTCGCACACCCTGGATGACCACTATACTCACCCTAGCGTAATGCCTTATTACAATTTGGCTAGTCAGCTAGTCACTGAGGGGGAAAAGTCTTAAGGTCTTTGCTACACTACGTGTCATTTTTCTACAGACAACCACAAAGAGGATACCATGACTACTCAATACACACGACTCCAAGCCAATGCTCTAACCCCGACCGTGGTTAACAAGCTTAAAGCTGTACTAAGCTTTGGTATCAGTGACAACTTACGGTTCCATAAACAGCTAAGTCTCGAACGGTTGTCTTACCTAGCATTAGGTGATGGACTACTAAACCAGTTTGAGATTAACCCCAAGAAAGCCTTGAACTTCTTACTAGACCCTCAGATTGGTGTTCTAGTTATTGGTAAAATCCTCACACCTATTGAGGTTGGTGTAGTCTATTCAGATGCTGACGTTGACTGCCAAGAGGACTTACCCGAAGTTACAGAGGATGAGACAGACAATGAGTTTATATTCACAGTGTCTGGTCGCCACCGTATTACTGGTCTTCTAACATGGGCATATGCAAACGGTATTGACCCCAAAGATGTAATGGTACCCGTCACTGTGTCCTATCATCTAACATGGGAAGATGCGGCATTGGCAGTGCTTGCCGCTAATGGTAGTCGCACCATGACCCCTACTGAGAAGCTTAACGTCACAAAACAGAGCCAGCAGATAGACACTCAGGACTTCAAATCGTTAGCTAATAGCGTTGACTCAACCAAACACGCTAAAGAAGCTTTCATCTTAACGGTAGCTAGTCCTTCGGTAGCTGAGAAGCTAGGCTTGCAACGTAACACTATAGCCAGCGTAGCCCGCTCATTCCTTAAACGCCTCTCTACTAAACATAAAGGGATGCTGTCTTGGTTCTCTGATGTAGATGTCTTAACTACAGTTGGAAAGCTGTTTGTTTCATCTCTTGCAGGTATCCTAAAAACGACTAGCCAATCTAACATAGCCCGTTATGCCACTTCTGTAGGTAAGGAAGTCTTTGAAAACATAGACGTAACAGACCTACTTAACTTAAGAGACAATGTAGGGTCTTTGAAACCTACCGTTACCGTTACAGTTGAACAACAAGACACACAACAACAAGACACAGAGGTACAGGAAAATGGACAACTACACCAGAATACGGAACAGACAAGCGAACCAACAACGGATGATGGAATTGGTGAACCCGACGAAGACTTATTCTAGCAAAGAGATTCAAGAGTTACTAAACCTACCTGAGTTGCCTTATCAAGATGGACTTACTCCAGAACAACGTAACATAATGGACTCTATAATGGATAGTGTCTTTGCAAAAATGGTTGAGGATGGAAGTATGAAGTCCTTACCACCTAAACGAGCAGGGGGTTCATCCCAACGGGTACACTCAGCACCTCTTAACCTCAAATACTTAGACCATCCTAACTACGGGTTGTAAACAACACACATGAAACTAGCTAAGGAACTAAGAAAAGAGTATGCCTTTAAGCTAGAGGATAGAAATAAGCTACTAGACAAACTACGGTCTGGTAGCTTTATGTCTAAGGACGAGAAGAATGCCGCTTGGGTATGCTTATCAGACTTAGCGTCCTGCCTAGCTAGAAGACATTACAAAAGGAAACAGTGGTGTCCTAAAGAAGCGTGGTACCTACCACCTAGTTCTTACGATGAACAGGACTACTATAAACACACTGAAAGAATGATGGTAGTCCTTGACTTTCTAAAGGGCTACCCTGATGATGAGATAAACCTAGTCATAGCAAGACTAAAGGCACGGGTAACTTGGGTAGAGTTAGTTCTAGAAGCTAAGACTCTAGGTATTAACTTAGAGTTAGGTGATGTGAAAAAGGCACACACTCAACCGGCTATCCGTGACATCGTTACAGCTTCAAGGATACACAAACAGATAGGTACAGACAAGACACTTAAGGAGGTAGTAGAACATTATGCCTACATTACTTACAAAGCTACTGGTAAATTTCCAACTTACCGACGTTTATCGTTATTTGTGTCGAGGTATCACCAATATCAGCAAAGCAAGTCAGTCACATCCGCTACGTTATCAACAGACTTGCCCGAAGGTTTCCTCGAAAACATTGAAGCAGATACTGGACAAACGTGGTCTTAGTGGAAGTCATGCAGACCTAACTGGTTTAGCCGTCACCCCTGTTACGGTTTACTTCTGTTACCCAGAAGACTGGAAGGGTTGGATAGCAGGACTTACAGCGTTCGTGTTAGGACGCTCAAATTCAATGGTAACTCATGTCTGCTTTAAAGTAGGTGAGACTTTACAGGTTGACTATAACTGTGGTGGAACCCAGATATACTTTGAGAAAGAGCCTCGAAGACCAGTGGCTCATGCTTTGGTCTGTGTCCTAAAAGACTACAGTGTTCTATCGAGAGTCAAAGCGTTCACAAAGAGTGAGGATAAGTTTCACTGGTCAAGTGTATTACCTAGCCTCTGGAACATTATAGCCTACACCCCAAGCTCACCTACTTGTTGTAGCTTTACTCTGTCATGTTTACTGGACTTAGACCTTCACTTTGACCCGGATAACCTCCGTTTGGTTCTAGCTAAACGGATGTAGTAATAATGAATGTCCTGTGTCGTTCTTAACAAGTTTGCAACGGGACATATCTTTTTTGAACGAGAGAACACAAACACACAGGTAAAAAGATGGTTGAGTACAACAAAGAAATAATAGGACATTTTCCATGCCCTAGTTGTGGTTCTAAGGATAATTTGGTAAAGTACCGTCTCACAGACTATGGTGTAACCAGTCACCATTGCTACACACCAAATTGTACCAATAGTCTAAGTGATGAAGCCGCTATACGGGGAATAGAACCTAAGCCAACGGTCTTTGAACCCCGTGAATTAGAGTGTAAAGCCTTAGCTAAAAGAAACCTGACTAAGACTGTCTGTAAAGAATACGGGGTGATGGTTGACGCTGAACACAGTGAGTATGTCTTCCCCTATTACAACGGGGAAGGACAACCCGTAGCTCGGAAGGTGCGTAATGCCCTTGAAAAGAAGTTCTACTGGGAAGGGGATAATAAGAGTGTTCAGTTTTTCGGGTTCAATACAGTCACAAGTAAGCGTACAAAGCTTGTGATAACTGAGGGCGAGTTTGACGCACTAGCGGCGAGACAAATGCTCGGTAGTGAGTACACGGTTGTCTCAGTTCCCAACGGGGCAGGTTCTGCAAAGGACTTCATTAAGAAGCACCTTAAGTTTGTTGAAACTTTCAAGTGTATTTATTTGTGTTTCGACAATGACTCGGCAGGTGAGACCGCTACCGATGCAGTCATGTCTATTATCAGGAAGGGTCAAGCTTATCGAGTACAGTTACAGTACAAGGACGCTAATGAGTACCTAACTCAGCACACTGATAACCTAGAAGCTTCAAGACTATTTAAGGCTGACTTTGAGAAGGCTAAACAGGCTGACTATGATGGAATTGTAAGTCAGGAACAAGTAACTAACTGGTTACTAGAGGAAATGTCAGGTAAGTCCAGTGTATATGAGGGCATTGGGCTTACTGGTATCCCAGACCTTGACAAATTATTCACCTTGAGAAAGAGTGAACTGACTACAGTGTTCGCTGACCCCTCAGTTGGTAAGTCATCGGCTGTCCGATGGATAGTTAAGAACCTTATCCAACAGAAGAAACAGGTACTTATACTGGCGTTAGAGGAAACACCAAGAGAATGGGTCACGAAGGTAGCAGGGATGCTTCTAGGTCGTCCTATTATAGGGTGTCTAGGTGAGAGTAAAGTGACTGATAGTCAGGCTAAAGACTTGGCAGAAAGGGTGTCTCAGTACGCACGGGTTAGTACCATAAACGGTGCAGTGTCTGTAGATGAGCTACGGACACTCATTGAATACTCAGTGAGGGCAGATGGAACAGAATTGGTCGTATTAGACAATATAACGGCGGCTTGCGCTGATGATGCACAGGTAGCTACAAGACTGTCTCAGACACTATCTACCATGCTACAACTCAGTAAAGAGTTTGGTCATCATTCATTGGTGGTGTCTCACACTAAGAGACGTGAGAGCAAAGACAGAAAACTAGCCCCTTCAATGTTCGACGGTTTTGGTTCTGGTAGTATTGAACGGTTCTCACACAATGTCATATCTTTAGCTAGAGACGTACAAAACGATGACCAGACAATAACTATCAGAATTGTGAAACAAAGGGCGACAGGTAAGCTAGGTGAATGTGAGTTAACTTACATACCTAAAACAGGTTGCTTTGTGACAACAACAACGACAGGAGATACAAACAATGACAGTACAAACAACGAGCAAATACGACTCGAAAGCAGAAGACAAGTTCCACACAAAGAACCCAATGTTAATTCGGTTGAAACAGCGTCAGAAGATATTCACTGTGACGTTGGTAAAAACGATGACCCCCGACTTTGTGATAACGGGCAAGGAACATCCGATATACATCGAGTACAAGGGGTATCCGAGACGGGAATGGGTAGAGAAGATGGGTCATTTAGACATTTCAGACAGACCACTTTTAAGGGTGTGTCTAGCTTCTCCAAAACATATTGTAAACCCTTTAACGGGGCTGACTATTGGGGAATGGTTGAGCAAACACGGTTATATTTGGATGACTGATGGGGATGATGTCCCTGACTGTTGGTTTAAAGTAGCCGATGGGGAACTACCACTCACTCACAAATGCAAAAAGTGTGATGGTGGTGTAGTATTAGGTTATCATGCAGGAGATAGTTAATGAACTACAAGTATGACGAGTGGATATACGGGCATAAGTCTAGACCCCGTTTCTGGAGAAGTGATTGGGTCTGGACTTACAAAAAACACACACAACCACAAAAATAGAAAGTAATGAATAAGTCCCTATGTGCATTCGACTGTGAGACAACTGACTTAACTGGTAACGTTCTCACGGTCGTTTCCTTTTTTCATGAAGACGGAACATCTGGTGTGTTCTTACCACCGGACTTCCTCGGTTTACAGGATAAGTTATCTAACTCTACTCCCATTTTCCACAATGCTTCTTTTGATGTTCCTGTCCTAAGAAAACACGGGTTTACGGTTAAACAGTACGAGGACACAATGATAATGTCCTATGTCTGGTTTCCGGCAGGGTCACATGACTTGAGAAGTTGGGGAGATAAAGTAGGCTTACCTAAAATGGACTGCCCTAACTTCGAGACAGCTACCATTGACGAGTTAGTTCCTTACTGTGTTCGTGACTCAGAAATATGTCTCAAGGTTTACCAACATCTCTTGGAAAAACTCAAAACAGACCAAAAGGCTTATGAATGCTACAGGCAGATAGACCTTCCTGCTGTAGAGGCTACCATAGCCCTAGAGACTAACGGGGTTCTAATAAACAAGGAGCAGTGGGAAAGCCAAAACAAAGACCTAGAGATACAGGCTCAACTATTACTAGAAAAAATTCTAGAGGTTTGCCCCGTAGCTCCTAAGACACCATCTAAAGTTAAGAATGAAAGAGACCCATCTATAGTCTGGGACGGTAAAAGCCAGCCTAAGCTAGACGAGTATTTGTTTCTAGGGAAAGAGGACGACCTGTACCTGTATAAAAAGTTTGTAGAGTTTAACCCTAACTCTAGTGACCAGATACATTGGGCGTTAAAGTTTCTCTATAACTGGACACCAAAAGAGTTTACTGAGACTGGGAAACCCATGACAACTGTAGAGGTACTGGACACACTGGACTGGGAGTTACCTAAACTACTGGTTGAGCATTCAGAGATAAACAAGCTAGTCACTACCTACGGGGAAAGCTTCCTTAAGCGGGTACAAGAGGATGGTCGAATACACGCCAACTTTAACCCAACAGTTACCTTAACTGGTCGTTATAGTTCAAGTTCACCTAACCTCCAGAATATACCTAAGTCAGGGGACACAGGTGACTTAATTCGGTCGTCTTTTGTAGCACCGGAAGGCTCTAGCTTAGTAGGTTGTGACTGCTCTAACTTCCAAATTCGCATCTTAGCACAATACTTAGATGCCTTATACGGGGACACAGAGGATGGTCATGCACTAGCTAATGACTTCAATTCTAATGATAGTGCCGACCCCCATCAAGTCACAGCCGACCTCTTAGGTGTGTCCAGAACGCAAGGTAAGACCCTCAATTTTTCGGTGATGTTCGGTTCCGGTGCTGAGAAAATGGGTAAAACGATGGGTTGTTCTAAAGATGAAGCTGAGGCACTACAGCAAAAAATGGTAAGCCTATTCCCATCTATAGGCAAACTAAAACAAGCTGTCTGGAAACAGGGTCTAGTAGTTCATGACCTCTATGGACGGCGTGGGGTGTATCCTGAGTTAGACTCAGGGGACAGAAAGACCTCCGCTCATGCTCAAAGACAGATGTTTAACTTCATTATTCAAGCTACAGAGGCGAGCATTATGAAGATGCTCATGGTACAGGGACTCATTCTATGTGAGTTTTATGGGGCTAAATACCCTAACCTACCTAAGCCTAAGCTTGTCCTAATGGTACACGACGAGGTTCTATTTGAGGTGTCTGACGAGTACGTTACAGACTTCTCTATTGACCTAAAGGAGTTATTCTCTCAGTCATTCCTACCTAATGTTAAGATGAAGGGTGACTGCAAAGTAGGCAAAAGTTGGAAAGATGCTCACTAAACAACAACAACAAACACAACAGTAGGAGAAAAATTATGAACGAGTCACTACAAGCCCTGTTAGCTTTATTTATGGTAGCCGTAATGTTCACCATATTCTTTACGTTGGTTTTCTCTATTATTCTGTAATGAAGGGTAAAAATTATGACTGGAAGCTTTAAACTGTCCGAACTAGAACAGTCGGACATACTGCGAATTGTTCTCTTTGGTCTGCACTTACAAGCAAGTGAGGCTGGCAATGGGGATGGGTTCTGTACCAGAACTGTCATACCTAAAGACATCTGGGACATCATGTTTGACGGTGAACTCCTGTTTAACGTAAACACGAACCCAGAGGGTGATGTAATTATCACCACTCAAACTAAACTAGAAGACGAGGACTACTAAATGACAATTGACTGGACTAATTGGGACTCTAAGGTTAGTGAATACTTCACAGTAGGGGAAGTTACTCAACGAGATGCGCGACGTATCCCTAAAACAGAAGCTGTGAAAGCTAATGTCGTAAAACTTGCTAAAGAGTTAGATAAAGTAAGAGAGGCGTGGGGTAAGCCTATCGGTGTTACCTCATGGTACAGACCTCCCGCCGTGAATAAAGCAGTCGGTGGGGTGAGTAACTCACAGCACCTAAACGGGTCGGCGGCTGACATCTACCCTATCGGAGGTGACATTCATGCCTTCCAGAAGTGGTTAGATACGTTCTGGGGAGACAAGGCATTAGGCTATGGGGCTAAAAGAGGCTTTGTTCACGTTGACCTGAGACGTGGTAAAATTCGTTGGAACTACTAAACAATAGAACACAAACACACGCACACAAAATGAACAACACAACTGAAACATCTGTACTAGGTCATGAGTTAGAGGTCAATGAGAACGGGGGTAAGTCCAGTAAGCTTAATGCGGACTGGACTCTACTTCCATCTGTCTATGACTTACGGGAAATTATTAAAGTCCTAACAGAAAATTGTGACGAGTACGGTGGTGACTACCCTCGTGACAACTGGAAAAAATTAGACTTAGAGAGTCATATTAACCACCTCGTTGACCATTCTATGATGGGTATGTACTTCGCTAAGTCCGACGCACACATTGCATATGAGGAACTAACCCATGCTGTATGCCGTGCTTTATTTTGCTTATACCAGTTAAGACGACAAGAGGGCTGTAACAAATGAAGAAGCTACTAGAGATTCAAAGACAGGTTAAGTCTGTTAAGAAGTCAGGCTACAATAGTTTTCAAAAGTACAACTATGTGCAACTTGAAGACATACTAAATGCACTAAGACCTTATCTAGAGGGTTGTGTTTTAACTCAGTCTATCAAGACAGGGGAAAGTAAAATAGTAGAGAGACAGGACGCTTATTATTCTGAGTGTGCCTGTGTTGTAGTTACTACACTTACCGATGCTGAGACTAAAGAGAGTGTGTCTGTTGAAAGTCTAGGCTATGCTCTTGATAAAAACTCAGACAAGGCGACGTATAAAGCACAAACAGGAGGTCGTAAGTATGGTCTGCTTATGATGTTCAGTCTGGACACGGGTGAAGCTGAACCAGAAGATGACGGTGTGAGTCATAAGTCCACTGCTACATCTAAACCAGTTGCTACTACACCAACCCAACAACAAACTAAAAAAGCTACACTGTTCTAAACAACGCACATTCCACAAAACACGAGGATAAAGATATGACTGCTCAACAGAAATTAGGTTATGTAAGTCTCTGGACAAAACAAGACTTAGACGATAGTTCTCCCGTTATAGCCACTGGTAAACTGAACCTTGTAGATAAGTCTGTTGAACCATTCAACCTTTCAATTTTCCGAGACAAGGAAACTGGTAAGTCAACTTTACGTCTCTCTCGTAAAGGAGAAGGTGGTAAATGGATTAACCACGGCTCTCTAGAAGTAGAACAGAAAGTAAAAGGAAACATGGTAGCTTACGCTAAAGGACGCTTTCACGGTGATAGTGTTGTAGTGTTCTTATTTGATAACTCTGAGAAACAACAGACAAACAGTAAAGCACCTGACTACACCGGTACGCTGTACCTTGACGAAAAACAAGAGTCACGAGTAGTGTCGCCGCTATTCTAACCAACCTTTCATGGGTACACAATAAGTGTACCCTTTACTACTACCATGTTTAACGTTTCATTCCCCCAGTTACTAAAAGAGTACGATAGTTACAAAGCTAGTACAAAGACTAAGTTAAGACTAGAGAAACAGTACGCTAAGGAAGCGGCTAAAGTGTTTGAGCAGTCCTTAGTTAGACAATATGTAGAGGACGACACCCATCAAACTGTCTGGAGACTATCTCAGGTAGGGCGACAGCCTGCACTAGAGATTCTAGCTCGGCACTTTGGAGTTATCCCTCTAGGTGGAAGTCAAACAGTAACCCCACAACAAAGATACTTGTTCCATGTAGGAGATACCTTTGAGGCATGGGTAGTGTTTACCCTTAAAAGGTTAGGGTACTCGATACTAGAGTCTCAGTCAACAGTTAACTACTGTGGAATAGGAGGGCATATTGACTTCCTATGTCAAGACCCCACTGATGGGGAGGTGTTTGTATTAGAGACTAAGACAGCCTGTTCATTTTACTTTGACCAGTGCGAGAAGCGTGGTACTAACGATGAGCGAGGTTACCTTACTCAGTTAGGTGCTTACGTTGAGTCTTTCAAAGAGAAGTATCCTGACATCCAAGGGTACTGGTTGATGACTCATAAAGACACACAACAATTCCACATTGAGAAAGCTGAGAAAGAGAAGTATGAGCCGAGACTAGAAAGACTCAGAAAAATAGTTTCTGCTTCTAGAACACTTACTTGCCTTGATGAAGCCTACACCCTATTCAGACCACACCCCCCATCAGTGGAAATTAAAAACAAACAGGTGGCTCGTTGGGAGGGAACAGGGAGACCTAAGTTATACGTCCCTGCTAGTATTAAGTTCCCAGATATTCATTACGTTTACTATGAAGGCAAGAACATCTACAACCAACCTAGAAAGTACGTCACAGACTACTACTACCCTGAACAGTACCAGTCACATAAACCTGACTTAGACAGTTCGGCATTAGCTAACATGGGTCATTGAAGAGGAGGGTGTATGTCAGTAGGAGATGTTTGTTTACTGTT